GATCAACCCGTATGTGTACCCTGAAGGGGCCAATGAGAAGATCCTGAACTCAGCCAAGGAAGCCCGCCGGCATGGGCGACTCCGGGAATGGGCGGCCCGGGTTGAGATGGTTCCAAACGACCGGGACCTGCCGCCCTCGCCCGCGGGAATCGACCCTGAGGTCTGGAGCTTGTTCCTGGACCAGAGCACTGAAGTCTTCAACCAGGAGATCCAAGCCCTGTTCACCGAATTTGTGGGCCGGGTGTTCAAGGACTTTGATGAAGAGCTGCATGTCACAGACCAGCCGTTCGATCCGTCCTGGGCGACGTATGCCTGCTCCGACTATGGTTTCACCAACCCGTTCGTCTGGCTCCTAGTCCAGGTCTCACCGGATCAGCAGTACATCCATGTGCTGGATGAGTACTACGAAACCGGCCGGACCACGGGCGAGGCAGCTGCCGAGATCCATGCACGCGGCCTCGCTCCACGGACTATCCGCGAGTTCTTCCCGGACCCAGCCGAGCCAGACCGGACCAGGGAGATGTCAGAGCTGCTGCAGCTCCGGATTGGCCGCAGGACAGGCGGGTTGCTGGATGACCGCCTGGAGTGGATCCGGCGGAAACTCAAGCCCTCGATAGACTCTGGCAGGCCAAGGCTGACGTTTCACAGGCGTTGCAAGAACTCAATCAGCGAGTTCGGCTTGTATCGCTATCCAGAGACGGCCGAGCAGGCTGCAGACAAAGGCCGCAATGCACCTGAACTGCCGTTGAAGAAAGACGATCACACACCGGAAGCGCTAGGCCGATTGATGGTGGGCCTGCTGGGGAAGCCAAACCGGGGAGCCCAAGCCAGGCAGTCGCGAGCGGACGTGCGTCGATAGGAGAGCGACAATGGTCGCAGTTAGCCCATACACCACCGCTCTATCGCTAGGGCGGCCCAAGCCGACGCATGTCCGGGACGGGGCAGAGGACCTGGACCGGATCACCGCATATGACACGTATGAAGACATCTGGACCAACATCCCCGAGGCATTCGCAGCCCTGCTCCGGCAGGGCGACGACCCGATCTCGCGCCGCTACATTCCAGCTGTCCGCGGGATCATCGAGTCGGTCAACCGGTACCTGGCGCTGAATCCGGAGATCAGCTGGACTGGGATCGCCGGTGCGACGATCAGCGACGAGCAGATGGCGGAGTTCCAGGCGCGCGTCAACCTGACGCTGGCGCGTGAGGAGTTCGCCATCAAGTTCATGGCTATGAAGCGCTGGGGGCTGATCCGGGGTGATGCCTGCCTGATGCTGTCGGCAGACCCGAACAAGGCCGAGGGCACCAGGATCCGGATTACAGAGGTGCCGGCCAACCAGTACTTCCCGATCTATGACCCGACTGACGGTGAGCGCGTCATCGGCTGCTACCTGGCCTCAATCGTCCTCAATGACGATGACGAGGACATCGTGCAGCGGATTGAGTACCACCGGGTGCTGACTGAGGAGCAGGCCGCGCTGTACAACGATGCGCCGGTTGGCTCGATCTTCTACCGCGTCGGCTACTTCGAGCTGGATGGGTGGGACGACCGGCAGCCGGACCCGGACGACCTGAAGCCAGTCGAGGTGCCCGAGTGGGCCCAGCCGGATCCTGACGCCGAGACCTCTCCGCTGGCCGGATTCGCGTTGCCAGCGCAGATCACGTCCATCCCGGTGTATCACTTCCGCAACAACCGGAGGGGTGGAATCGAGGGCCGATTTGGCACCTCGGAGCTGCAGGGCCTGGAGACGATCCTGGCCGGCATGATCCAGAACAGCACCGACGAGGACATGACGATCGCCCTGATGGGGATCGGCATGTACTGGACCGACTCCGGCAAGCCGCGGAATGCGCAGGGGCAAGAGGTCGAGTGGGTGATTGCCCCGGGCACCGTCATCGAGGTGGAGAAAGACGGCAAGCTTGGCCGGATCGAGGGTGTAGGGTCGGTGCAGCCGATCCAGGACCACATGGCACACCTCAAGGCCGAGGCCCGGGATGCTGCTGCAATCCCTGCAATTGCCGCAGGTGCGCGGGATCCGAATGCGGATCAGTCTGGCGTTGCGCTCCGGATCGAGTTCATGCCGATCCTGGCCAAGAACGCCGAGAAGGAGTCGGAGCTTTCCAGCAAGCTGACACAGATGTTCTACGACCTGGCATACATGTGGTTCCCGGCCTACGAGCAGTGGGAGCCGCCGCAGGTCCAGCCGGCAATCCTGTTTGACGATCCGTTGCCGGTCGATCGAGCAGCGGTCCTCAAGGAAGTCACCGATCTGGTGACGGCCAGGATTGCCTCGATCTCCTGGGCGCAGACCTATCTGGCTGAGAAACTCGGCTACAAGTTCTCTAGCAACATGCTCAACGAGATCGTCGCCGAGCAGGAGCAATTGCTGGACGCGACCGGTTCCAGGATCGGCGAGGAGGCCGGACCTCCACCAGTGGGGGATGAGGCGCTGTGATGCTTCCTGTTAACCCGGGGCCGCACTACTTCAGCAAGGTCTGCTGCGGCCGACCGCGTGGAGTCCTGAAGGGCGTCTACATCTGTGGCAAGTGCGACTATGAACACTCCAAAGCCACCGTCATCCCGAACGAGAGCCTGATCCGAGACCAGAATCCGAGGCCATAGGCAGTGAGAACCGACTTCCCGCACAACTTCCATTTCGAGTGGCGGCGACCGGTCGTCAAGGTGGTCACGTCGGCTCGGGACTTCCGCTGGCCCACTCTGCTCCGCAACATGTATCCTGGTGCCTGGATTGGGATTGCGATCTATTACCGGCATCGTGGCCTTTCGCTGCTTTGGGGCCGTCCTGGAGGGGACAGAGACTGATGGCAATCCCCAAGCCGGAGCGGCAGGATTGGCTCAAGGCTGCTGCTGACGAACTCCGGATTGGGGATCGGGCCACAATCAAGCTCCTGCAGGAGTCTTACCGGCATATCAACCAGATCCTGAAGGGCTTGCCAGATCAGCCGGACGCTGCGTTTGGGAATCTGATCTACCGGGCCCAGCTGGAACGGACTCGGAAGCAGCTGTTAGCAGAGCAGGCCCGGCTATTCACCAAAGTCGGTGATCTGACAGCAGCGCGACGTCTCAAAGCTGCATCCAGGGCTGCCAAGCTCTCGCGCGCGGCAGACAATGCGCTGCTGCTACTCGTTGGACAGGGCGCTGCGGGTAAGCGGCTGTACGACGGGGCCGACATCACCGCGCAGCGGACGGTAGAGACGATCCTGGCCCGCATGGGCCTCAGCAAGGTTCCGCTAGCTGAACGGATCTACAGCACCTCTGTGTGGATGAACGGCCGGTTGGATCGACTGATCACACAGACGATGGCTGCCGGCCTGAATGCCAAGCGGTTCGCCAAGGTGGCCCGGGACTGGTTCGCACCGAGCGTGCCTGGCGGAACCCGTTACGCTGCAATGCGGCTAGCGCGGACCGAGATCAACAACGCCTTCCACGCGACCTCGGTCAGCTACGCCGCGGACAAGCCGTGGGTGTCGCAGATGGACTGGAACCTCTCCAAGAGCCATCCCGAGCCGGACAAATGCGATTTGTACGCTGAACAAAGTCCTTGGGACGTCCATCTAGTCCCGCGGAAGCCGCATCCGCAGTGCCTGTGCTATGTGACTGAAGTCTCCATGGATGAGGATGAGTGGATTGACCGGTTTGTAGCCGGTGAGTTTGACGACTATCTGGACGCAGAGCTGGCCAAGACCGAGTCACCAACTGAACAGGTCACGGCAACCAGGCAACCTGTTCAGGTGCAACAGCCTCCGGCCGAGCCAAAGAAGCCCGCCTTTGACCAGCGCGGTTTTGTGCCGGGGAACTGGAAGCTGCAGAATGACAATGAGGCACAGATCCGGGAGATTGAGGAAGAGCTAAAGAAGGAGATGCCTCCTGCGCTGCATGCGAATGCCCGCGCGCTGGCGGAGAAGCTGGTGGCTGGCACGACTGATGACACAGATGTGACATATCGCAACGGTCCGCACCAGGTCCGATTTACGGGCTCTGTTGCGCCGGAGAACCATGCGGCATTCCTCGGGAATGTGGACTTCCTGCAGGCCAATTTCCCCACCGGACACGACATGAGCGTGACTGTTGCGCCGTCTAGCGACTTTGGCTTCAATGTGGGCGGCGAGACTACGATGGGCACAGGGTCTATCCACATCAACGAGAAGGTGCTGACGCAAGAGACCTGGCCCGGCATGCCGGTGAGTGAGAAGGTCAGCTCTAGCATGTACGTCCTAGCACACGAGTGGGGCCATGCACTCTCTACGCCGGAGGAAGGCCGAGAGAAGCATATTCACCAGACTGCCATCAAGGCTGGCGGGATGACGCGCTATGGCACGGCAGGTGCCAATGGAGTCCTAGCCCCGGCTGAGGGCTATGCCGAATCGTTTGCAGAGTGGGCGCTCACACACGGTGAGACTCGGAACCCGGCTGCACAGGAGTATGCGAAGCACTTCCATTGGGGTGATAAGTTTGGATCTCATTAGGGATCAGCGCGGCGGTGCAGTAACGGTGCGCTTCAGCGATATGAGCGATGCAGACCTCTTGCAGCGGTTCTGGATATTCAAAGAAGCCAGGACGGAATATCTGAAGCGTTTCACCAAACGGCTGTCGGCAAAGCCATCCGGCTAGACTTGCGACTCAACGCAGGGTATAACATTCCAAGGAGACACTCAGATGTCCGACGGTGAAGGCGCACAGGGCGGCGCAGAAGGCACACAGGGCGGTGCCGGTGACACCAGTACGACAGGTACAACCGGCAGCCCCGATACCAATTCCACCGGCGAGGGTACACAGAGCGGTACCGCCACCCAGCCAACCGAAGCGGACACGCTTCGCGCGGAGCTGGAACGTCAGCGGACCAGGACGCAGGCAGCCGACAAACGGGCAGCAGAGAATGAGGCGAAGCTCCGGCAACTCCTCGACAAGGATCTGCCCGAGGTCGAGAAGCTCAAGCGTGATCACGATGCCGTGATCCACGAACGGGACCAGCTCAAGACGACCAACCAGCAGCTTGCGATGCAGGTGGCCTTCCTCGGCGACAACACCGTTTCGTGGCACGACCCGCAGACGGCGCTCAAGCTGGTCGACAGCTCCCAGGTCACGATCGATGATGACGGCAAGGTGCATGGCATGAAGGAAGCCCTCACCGCGCTCTCCAAGTCGCATCCGTACCTGGTAAAGACGGATACTCCGCCGGCAGTCACCAAGCCTCCGGCGACCTCTCCAGCCAACAACGGCGGTAACGGCACCAGCAGCCCCAAGCCGGGCGGCATGGCGTCGCGACTGCCGGTGATGCGGACCCGGTTCAAGCCGCAGTAGTAGCTTGCTCGGCCCGGCCGCAGCTCTCACCTGAAAGGGGTGACATGTCTCGTTACGACAAGTACGACCCGTATGACGGCGGATTCCGGGCCAAGCTCAATGCCGACATCGCAGCGTCCGAAGCTGGAAAGATCAAGGCCGTTTCCATCAACACGTCCGGCAAGGTCGTGATCGGCGGTGCCGGCCTGATCGACATCCGCGGGGTCATCTGCCCGACCGAGGCGATGTCCGCCGGTCAGCAGATCGACGTCATGACGGACGGCGAGATCGGGGACGCGACCGAGACGGCCGGTACCGCCTTCACCGGCGGAGCGCTGGTGTATGCCCACATCGACGGGACCGTGGACGACACGGCTGCCTCCGGCAAGCCGGTTGGCTTCACCGTCGAAACCGACCGCCTGATCGTGCGCTGCTCCTCGGCGCTGACGGCTACCTGAGAGAGGAGGGTAACCAACAATGGCAAACGGCTACTCCGCCAGGGCGGATATCCTCACCCGGACTCGCGACGGGCAGGACCTCAACGCGATCTGGGACTCGTACGCTGCGGCGCTCGCCGAGTTCAACGCAGCCCGGCAACCCCTGATCGACCTGCTGTCCACGCCGGTCACGGGCATCGTGGACGAGATCACCAACCCGGGCACCGAGCGGTTCGAGAAGCAGACCGAGTTCGGCATCGCCCAGTCGATCCGCCCCATCCCGACGATCCAGAGCCGCGCGTACCCGTTCGAGTGGTACGACCTGCGGCAGGCCTACACCTGGCGATTCCTGCAGAAGGCCACCCAGCGGCAGCTGGATGCCGTGCTGAACGTCGCCATGGAGGCCGAGAACGCGCTGGTGTTCGAACAGGTCACCAAGAGCCTGTTCAACAACGCCAACCGGACGGCCATGCTGGACGGCTTCACCTCGCCGTTCACGGTCGTGGCGCTGTACAACAACGACGGCAGCTACATCCCGCCCTACAAGGGCCAGACCTTCCCCGGCTCGCACAACCACTACCTGTCGTCTGGTACCAATGCGGGCCAGGTGGCATTCGACCCGCAGGACTTCCTGGACACCGCGGGTACGGTCGAGCACCACGGCTTCACCAAGGCCAACGGCTACAACATCATTTTCCTGATGAACCCGGCCGACGCGACCGCTTCGGTGGTCAAGTTCGTCCGCAACCAGGCGTTCGTGTCCGGCGGTGCGTCGACGGTCACCTCGTTGTACGACTTCATCCCGACGCAGGCCAACAACCAGACGCTCCTGCTGCCGCCCGGCTACACGCTGACCGGCACGCTGGCCCCGACCTCGTTCGCGGGCCTGGACGTCACCGGTTCCTGGGGTCCGTACCTGATCGTGCAGGACTACCAGATTCCGGCCGGTTACATGGTGGCCGTGGCGACCGCCGGCAGTTCCTCGGAGCTGAACCTGATCGGTGTGCGAGAGGACGAAAACCCGGCGCTGCGCGGGCTGATCCTCAAGCCGGGCAACAACAACGCCTATCCGCTGATCGACAGCAACTTCATCCGTGGCCTGGGTGCCGGCGTGCGGCAGCGCGGCGCGGCGGCCATCATGAAGCTGGACGCGAGCGGTGGCGCCTACACCGTTCCGGCCTCGATGGCTTGGTGAGGAGGTAACCCATGAGCATGGAGATCGATTTCAGCAAGCCGCTGTCCGACGAGGAGCGTGCATTCCTGATGGAGCGCGGCCGGTATGCGGATGTGGAGCGGTCCGACAACGCCTACGGCACCTCTGGTGACCCGTCGCTGTACACCGGTGACGGCACCGGCCTCCGGGAGCAGCAGGTGGTCACCGGCGAGGTCGCACGACGGCGCAAGGAGGAGCTGCTTGCCGAACTGGCGGCCATCGAGGAGGCCGAAGGCACCGGCACCGGCGACGAAGACGAGGAGGCCGACGACCTGCCTCCGTACGAGGCGTTGACGGTCAAGGATCTGGACGCCGAACTCAAGGCGCGCCACCTTCCGGTCACCGGCAGCAAGGAGGCCAAGGTCAAGGCGCTGTACGACCACGACGAGGCCGAGGAGCGTGCCGCGGCCGAGCGGGCTGCGGCGGCCAACCAGCAGTAGTCCGGTGAAACGCCAGTCTGTCTCCCTCGCCCGCTGAGACAGGCTGGCGTTTCCCACATAAGGAGGTCCGATGGCCACGACGTCAGAGATCGCGCAGCTGCGGGCGCTCATCAATGACCCAGACGCCGATGTGTACACCGATGAGCAGCTTGCTGCCGCGATCGACGCTGCGGGCGGGGTGAACGGTGCAGCGGCTGACATCTGGACCCAGAAGGCTGCTGCCTCTTCGACGTTGGTCAACGTCTCCGAGTCAGGTTCCTCGCGCAGCTTGGGAGACCTGCAGAAGAATGCCCTGGCGATGGCGAGGCAGTTCCGCGAGCTAGCGGAGCAAGCTTCACCAGGGGGTGTCGGCAGCGTCCGGATCCGGAGGATCAGTCGGCCATGAGCGGGATTGCGACGGCAGAGCTGCAGCTGCAGCGGTCATTGACACGCGCCTTCATCGGCGCTGACTCGATCGATGTGGTGCTGCAGCGCTCTCCGCGTACAGCGGACGGTGCCGGCGGATTCACGACGGGTACGGCAGTCCCACTCGGCTCGCAACGTATGCGGCTAATCCCGCAGCAGGATGGCGCAACTGCGCGCCTGACAGCAGACGGACAAGAGGTCACTCCGGCTTATGTGCTGATGGGCGAGCACACGGCTGACATGCAGCGTGGGGACGAATTCACGCTGGATGGCAGGCGATACCAGATCGTGTTCATCAATGCAAATCGGCAGTATGAGGTCAAGGGGGAGGTGGCCTACCTTGGCTAGCGGGTTCACACTCGACACCTCCAAGTTCAAGAACGCAAAGCATCTGGACCTCAAGATGCAACGCGCTCTCTACGGCGTCTGCAAGTACTGGGATGGCAAGGTTGAGGCGCACATGAAGCACAACGCGCCGTGGCACGACCGGACTTCCAATGCCCGCAACGGTCTGGCGGCGCGTGCAGCGCGGCTGGGTAAAAATCTGTTCGCCATCATCCTGTCGCATGCTGTGGACTACGGGATCTACCTTGAGGCTGGGACCGAGAACATGCGTGCCCGGCCGATCATCAATCCCACAATTGGCATCTACGCACCCAAGGTGATCCGGTTCACCTCCAAGCTGCTTGACCGGCTCGATCGGGCGGTGGGGTAGATGCGCCGTGTGATCCGGGACCTGTTGATCGGTACGCCGAGCCTGACTGCCATTGTGCCGGCCGAACGGTGGTATGCAGCGGGCGGCGTGGTTGACAAGCCGGTGTTGCCATTCGTGGTCCTCCGGTGGCTAGCGCCGGTGCCATCGTCTGCGATCGGCAAGCATCTCAACCAGTTGCGCGTCGATGTGCATGACAAGCGTGGATCTTACACAAGGATTGAGCAGCTGCTGGGAAACCAGTACTCCGGCGGTGGCATATACGCTGTCCTCAGCGGAATCCTGGACCTAGCGGGGGCGGATGGGCGGGTGTCTGTTTGTGACTACCTGAACCATTCGGGTGACCAGGAGGATGAGACGTACGGGACCAACTACAAATTCAGTAGCTGGCAAGTGATTGGAGTAGATCGGAAGAGC